AAAGGCAATGGTGAAGGCTGTTCAAACGGATTCAAAGATTTCTAAAGGTCTATACACAAAGTTAGGCAAAGATGTTGGAGACCTGAAGAAAAGAATCACTAGTGAAGTGTCAAGAGGAGTTGCACAGGCACTTCCCTATAAGGATGTAACAAGAAACCTAAACAATGTTGCAAGGATTGGTTTGAATCGTTCCATGCGTATTGCAAGAACGGAAGGACACAGAATCACACAGGCTTCTGCACTGGATGGAATGAGGTCGGCGAAGTCTGCTGGTGCTGACGTGCTGAAACAGTGGGATGCTACACTGGATGGACACACAAGAGATCATCACCGGGAACTGGATGGACAAATCAGAGACGTCGATGATGATTTTGAAGTCGGTGGAATGACAGTTGAAGCACCGGGGATGTTTGGGGACCCAGCAGAGGATTGTAATTGCCGCTGCTGCCTATTGCAGAGGGCAAGATGGGAACTCGATGAATCCGAACTTGATACGTTGAGAGAGCGTGCGGACTATTTTGGATTGGACAAGGAGAAGGATTTTGATGATTTCAAGGTTAAATACCTAAATTCGGTTGAAAAAATTGGTAAAAATGTTATAATGACAGGTGCAAGGATTTTAAATCCAGATTCTGAAAAGGGGAAAGCATTTGCGAAAATGTACTATTCAGAAATAAGGAAATTTAGCACTGACACAGCGAGAATTGCTGCCAATATTGGAACATCACAGCGAGAAGTTGATGAGGTAAAAAAATATTTGTTTTCCAATGATTTTTTTGAACCTGATTGTGCAATTGCTCAATCATGGCAGAGATTAATGCTAGGGAAAGACATAAAAGAGCATGATATAGTTCTGATACAACATGAACTATATGAGATGCGGATAAAGAAAGAAAACCCTTTAATTGACCATGTTAAAGCTCATGAAATGGCAACGAAAAAGTATAATTATCAGAAAGGAGTTGATGAATACTATGGTAATCTTAAAGGAAATAAAAAAAGAAAATAATATAGTGTCGTTCAACTACCATGCTGAAGGTGATGATTTGGATTGTGGAAGGATTTTGTTTGATATTGATAAAAATAAAGAGAAAAATATAGAGTACTGTAAAACAGATGAAAACTCATATTTACATTCATATGCTAACAAAGCAATTGATGCAATTAAGAAAGTTATTGCTGATGGCAAATATCCGACTGAATACGTGTATATGTGGTATTAAAGGATTTAGAATGGGATGATTGATATGAAATTCTCAGAAAAGCAAATCGAATTTATGAAAAACATTGGAGTATCAGTCAATTTTGACACAGATATTTCTGATGAAGAGTATGAAGTTATAGAAGACAAAGTGACGGAATACTTGCAAAAACAAGGTTTTAATACTGATTACTCCCTAACCGAACATGGTAAAATGTGTGAATCAATTCTTGATAGGATATAATGGTGTGAATAATGCTAGGGTTAAAAACGCAAGAAACAAAAAAATTTGAAAAATTTATAGAGTTGATTCAAAATGAAGCTGCAAAAAAAGAAAAAGTATTTTTCTTGGATGCGGGTGATGGAAGAGATTTTGAAACTAATGATATGGAAGGTGAAGATTTAACAGGTTGGCTTATTCCATCATCAAAAGTTGATGAGTTTAAAATTGTGTGGGAGAAAGATGAAGCCGACGACGATTGGATTGATTTCTTTACCTTTGTTTCATGGCAAAAGAAAGATGGAAGAATAACAGTAACATTTAAAGCATCCTGAAAAGGGTGCTTTTTTTGAAAGGAGATTATATGGCACGAGATGATTATTTTTTGATGGTATATAGAATATTATCGTATTTGTATCGATGTATAAGGGATGGAAAACAACCGGATGAAGAATATCTGCGGCCACAAGCGAAAGATTTTCCAATAGAATATGGTTATTGGTCATACATATGGGAGAATATGGTCAAAGATGGGTTGGTTGAGAATGTATCTATTGTGCCGGTTGATGGAGCAGAACCGCTTGTCAGGTTACAGAGTAATACAAGGATAACACCAAATGGAATAGAATATTTACAAGAAAATTCCATTATGAAAAAGACAGCAAAGGTTATCGGCAATGTGATAACCACTATCAGACTATAGGCGAGATAAATAATAAAATTGATATCAAAGACAGTCAAAAAGGCTGTCTTTTTTATATGTATAAAGAAAGAAGGTGAAAATGGTGAACAAAGCATGGTTGAAAGCGGCAGGAATTCGAGCAATCAAGACTGTCGCACAAACTGCTGTGGCGACAATTGGAACAGCAGCAGTGATTAATCAGGTTAATTGGTTGATGGTAGTATCTGCATCGGCACTGGCAGGTGTTTTGTCAATGTTGACATCGGTTGCAGGTATTCCAGAAGTTGAAACAAAGGAAGGAGAATAAGAAATGGCAAAATTTAATATTCATGCAGGACATTGTCCTGACGGAAAAGGTGCATCAGGTGCTGTTGGCATCCTGAAAGAATCTACAGAAGCACGTAAAGTGAAAAACAAAGTAATTGTATTACTGAAAAAGGAAGGTCATACAGCTTATGACTGTACATGCGATGAGAAAACAACACAGTCAGGGTGCCTGACAAAGATTGTGAAAAAATGCAATGCACATACAGTGAAGCGTGATGTGTCCATCCATCTGAACTCAGGAAGAGATGATTTAAAAGGCGACGGAAAAACGGGCGGCGTTGAAGTATATATCTATTCAAATACTTCCAAAGCAAAGAAAGATGCCGAACAGGTCTGCAAAAACATTTCTAAAGCATTAGGCATTACAAACAGAGGCGTAAAGGTAAACACATCATTGTATGTGCTTAGAAAAACAAAATCCCCTGCAATGTTGATTGAATGCTGCTTTGTTGATGACAAAGATGATGCAAAGAAATGGGATGCGGCAAAATGTGCAGAAGCAATTGCGAAAGCACTGGTTTAACAAATAAGGACATCAGAAATGGTGTCCTTTTTATATGTCCAAAATAGGCTTATGACATGAAAACTATGCTGAATCTATCCCTGTGATAAGGATATAAAACTGCCACGCATGCTGCAAGTTTGTCGGCATGGGAAAGGAAATGATATGAAGTTAGAAGATTTGTTAGGTAAAGAGTTGTATGCACAAGTACAGGCTAAACTTGACGAGGTCAATGCAAAGGAACCTGACAAGTTAAAGCATGTTCGATATGCTGACTTGTCAGAAGGCGAGTATGTTGGAAAGGGCAAGTATGAATCCGAGGTTGAAAAACTGAACAATTTGATTGCCGGAAAAGATGCAGAACTTACAACTGCAAATGGATTGATTGCTGATTTGAAAAAGGCAACCAAAGGGGAAGAAGGATTGCAGCAGAAGATCAGCAGTTATGAAACAGAAGTTGCAAACCTGCAGAATCAGCTTGCGGAAACAAAATTGCAATCCGCAGTTAAGGTTGCCCTGCTTTCTGAGAATGCCGTTGATGTCGACTATTTGTCATTCAAATTAAAGGAGAAGATGAAGGAAAAGAATTCATCTCTGGAACTGGATGAAAATGATAACATCAAAGGCTGGGATGATATGCTTGCAGGTCTCAAGACGCAGTTCCCGGCAATGTTTGAAAGTGCTTCAGGTGGTGAAAAAATCATCACACCAAACACGCTTCCCAACAATAACAACGAGGACACGTTAACAAAGAGTGAATTGCTGAAAAAACCGTATGCGGAACGTGCAAGGATTGCACAAGAAAATCCGGAGGCGTATGCGGCTGCAATGAATTCGTAAATAAGAAAGAAAAGAGGTAAAAAATATGCCAGCAACAAAATTAAATGACGTTATTAACCCACAGGTTATGGGTGACATGATTGAAGCGAAAATCAATGCACAGGCAAAACTTATTCCTTATGCCAAAGTGGATACTACGCTTCAGGGAGTACCGGGAGATACCAAAACGGTTCCTTCGTGGAATTATATTGGAGATGCGCAGGATTTCGATCCTGAAAATGAAAATGGCGATGAGATTGAGCTGACCAATCTGACAGCGGGCAGCACAACTTTCACAATTAAATGTGCCGCTAAATCCATTGGCATTTTGCAGACGGCAATTAATTCAGGTCTTGGAAATCCAGTTGGACAGTCGGAAAAACAGCTTGCAGACTCCATCATTGGAAAAGTTGACAATGATTTGCTTGACGCAGCGTATACAGCACCGATTACAGTAAACAAATCAGATAATCCGATTGGATATGATGCTGTGGTTGACTGTGTGACGAAGTTCGAGGATGAAGAGGATGGTATTGATAAAGTTATGTTCATTCATCCACGACAGGAAACAACACTTTTGAAAGACAAGGATTTCTTATCTGCTGATAAATTCCAGGCAGGTGTTGCAGTAAATGGTGCAATCGGTAAAATTGCAGGATGTTGGATTAAGAAATCTAAAAAGGTAAAAGTAGTTGACGCAGTAAATGCCGTTGCCGGTGTTTACACAATCAAAATCGATACAAAGGCATCGAATGGCGACAAAATTATTATTAATGGAGTGCCATTTGTAGCCGGAACGGATTTCTTGTTGTCAACGGATACTGCGACCGGTAATGCAACTGCTTTGGCTGCTAAA